TATTGATGTCAATTATTACCCAACCGAAAAGACAAGACGTAGTAATATGCGCCATCGTCCAATTGGAATAGGAGTACAAGGTTTAGCAGATGTATTTATGTTGATGAATATTCCATTTATAAGTGAAGAGGCAAAACGTATCAATAAACGTATTTTCGAGACGATTTACCATGCCGCATTAGAACAATCATGTGAAATGGCAATTACCGAAGGCGCATACGAAACTTTCCAAGGGTCACCAGCGAGTCAGGGAATTTTACAATTCGATATGTGGGAAGTAGACCCATCGAAAGAAGAACAACGATACGATTGGTCACTAATAAAGGAGAAAATCAAAACTCATGGATTACGTAATTCACTTTTATTGGCACCAATGCCAACCGCATCGACATCACAAATATTAGGTTTTAATGAATGTATTGAACCAATTACAAGTAATATCTATAATCGTCGTACATTAGCTGGTGAATTTATATTAGCAAATAAGTATTTAATGAATGACTTAATCAAACTCGATTTATGGAATGAGAAAATAAAAAATAACATAATAGCAAATCATGGAAGTGTTCAACATATCGATGTTATTCCACAAAATATTCGAGATAAATACAAGACTGTTTGGGAAATACCAATGCGTCATTTGATAGATATGGCGGCAGACCGTGGTGCGTTCATTTGCCAGAGCCAGAGTTTGAATTTATGGTTAGAAGACCCAAATTACAATTCATTAACATCGATGCATTTCTATTCTTGGAGTAAAGGATTGAAAACCGGTATTTATTATTTGAGACGTAGAGGCAGACATCAGGCACAGCAATTTACGATTGAACCAGAAAAGAAAGAAAATGGCGGAACAACCGAATTTTATGAGGACGATGAACCTTGTGAGATGTGTTCTTCATAAAAAAACATGTAAAGTTTTTGATTTTTTGTGATTTTTGTGACTTTTTTTGAGGTTTTTGGATGTCTATTTTTTGAAGGTTTTGACAATACGCTCGAAATCATTAGCGTCAATAATAATATTATGTCGCATTTTTAAATAACAACGCAAACAAACTAAAACATCCATCATCGAGTTATGAAGACCAGATACGGTTTCGCCAACAAATAGATGTTGATACAATTCTATCAATCTCGGAAATTTTTTGGCAGTAGGTTTTCCCGGTTTGGATTCAACCAGAATATTACAAATAGAAATACCCTTACGCATAGTACAATAACGGTCGATGTTATGGATTTTTTCATAAATATCATTGAAAGTAGTCAAAACACAAGGGAATGTTGATAATATTTGTGCTCGATTACGTTCGATTTCGATTTTAATCATTTCTATATCGAAATAAATATTATGTGCTATCAACAAATCGCAATCAATATATGCGTCGTAAAACTCTTTCAAAACATTAGTAATCGCAATACCTTTTTTACACATATTTTTTGTAATACCGGTTAGTTCAGTGATAGAATCACTAATAACTATATTTGAATTTATATTTACATAAGCATCATATGATTTAGTAATTTTTGATTCATTCAAATCATATATTACAAAACTGAGTTGTAATATATGAGGATAATCGTCGATAGTCAAACGTGGCCCATTTATTTTTTGTTTCGGAATCAAATTCGTTGTTTCCACGTCGAATACTAAAAAACGACTTTTACGAACAGGTGGTGGAACAATAATGGTTGTCATAATAATAGATTTTGGTTGATTTATATGACTGATTGTATTATTATGATTTGAAGTCAATTTTTTAGTAAAAATATGAAAAACCAATACAAATAATACAACCGAACAAAAATAATTTACAATTTATACATTGATTTAGCTATAAAATAAAATGCTATAAGTCCACATGTTTCTACTAATATATGATATGGGAAATATGGATAAAATTGTAACATACGATTACAATTGAAAACCTCATTTACTTCAAAACCAATTACTAAAAGTGTAAATAAAAATATCAATGGAATATTTTGTTTGAGTGATTTTGGTAAAAAAGAATAGTAAGCAAATAAAATACTAACAAATATAATTATTTGAGATATGAAATAATAAATAAAAGGTAAACAATTAAACGCGTAAATATCGAAAGAATATAATAAAACTAATATCAAAATGAAACCGTATGAAGGATATATTTTGGTTTGATAGACAATCCAAAAGAGTAATGAAAATGTAAATAAATAGGATGTATAATGTACAATATGTACTTGTTTATTATCAGGTAAATGTGTAAAATGTGAATATGTATGTAACGATTCAAAAATTAATAATGATAAAAAAACCATTTTAGTTGGTAAAGATTTTGCTAGAAATATAAATATAATAATAAGAATACAAGTTATAACACCGATTATAGTACTGTAAGGTTGTTTTACAATAGTATCAAATGATTTTTTTTCGCATGTATCATAGGGAAATTTATATTCTTGTAATTTCTTGTTTTCGTTTTCGTTTTTCATAATAATTTTCTATATTATTATGTTATATTTTATTATTTGCCTTTTTGTACAGGCAAACCATAATCAACCCATCCGGCGACAGGCACACCTTTTGCTGGTGATATACCATAACCATATTTTATAGAAACTACATTATATCCGAGTAATTTCAACAAAGTTAATACTTGACTACTTGTATGTCCAACATAACAAATCAGGAAAATAGGTTTATCTTTTGGTAGTTTTTTCAAATTTTTTTCATCTAAAATATTCATCCAGTATATATTTTTCGACCCTTTTATATGATTTTTTTTGTATTCTGTTTCATCACGTAAATCAATCAAATAATAATCTTTTTTTTTCAGATAATAATTATTATAAAAATCGATAGGAGTTATATAATTCCAATCATCTTTTGTCGATTTTATATATTGTCTGAGTGTTTCAATTTGGTTTGTATTATTCATAATAATATATATAATTATTATGATATTTTTATCTAAATCAATTATAGTAGTGGATAACTACCTTGTAATAACATACCACATTGGCCATCACCATTATTGAATTCTGGTCCTAAACCCAATTTGATAAATCCTCGGTCGCCCCATGAAAGTCCCCATGAATTCTTCACCAAATAATAGTCTGGACCATATCCAACAACCAAAACGCCGTGGTCTAGTTTGTTTCCACAAACACCAGTGAAAATACCGGATTTGTATAATTGGAATTCACGTTGGTCGGCTTCAATGGCAATCGATACTGGTTGTTGTGAAAGTGCTCTCATCATGGCGATGTCAGAACTAGGCTCAACGTCGACAAAACTAGTGATTTTACTGTTTTCAATGAGAGAACATGATTTTTTACAAGTGCCTGTGGTTTTAGTTTCACCTGAAACATATGGATAATCGGTTTCAGAACATAAACCACCGTTTTTCTCAATCCAAGTAAAAGCATGGTCCATCAAACCACCATTACAACCCATATCACGTCCACCATTTTTGAAACTATCACAATCGAGTAATTGTTGTTCAGAGAAAGTTTCGAGATTTCCATTTTTGACAAAATACGCACCTTCTAGAGCACCGGTTGTTGAAAAACTCCAACAAGAGCCACATTGGCCTTGGTCTTTTACGTCGGTTACGGCGCCTTTTTTAACCCAATTGACTTCTTCTGATATTGATACAGTGGATTCAGAATCTAGTTTATTGAAAACACGTTCGATAGGAACACCAGAGTAGCCTAAATATTGACGGAAATCATCACTATTCATTCCTGAAAACTGGTTATGGCCTAAGACATACGAAAGGTTCTTGTCATTGACTTCTTCAATGAATTTATCATTGGATTGCCAATTTTGATAACTGGTATGGAAATGGTCATCGGATTTGAATTCGATATTGAAAAATTCGGCCCATTCAGTAAATCGGTTGATAAGGGAGGATGCGTTTAATAATGGAAATATTATAAATAAAAGAGCGAAAATGCGATTCATTATAGATGTATAATATATGTATATTGAGATAACTTTATACCGTTTGTGTAAAAATCGATATAAAAACATACGGATTGAATAGATTAGAAAAATGACAGAATTCATAACAAAAGATTCAAAAATAACATTCGTAACGTCGTTCATAGATATTTATGAAACCACGTTTGAAGACAAAACGATAGAATGGCGTTTTGAAAAATTCCGCGATATCGTTTCAACTGGTATTCAAATCTGTGTATATGTAAGTCCAGAATGTTATGATGTCTTATATGAATTTGTAAAAGATTTCACGAATGTCAAAATAATGAAACGGGTTTCGATAGAATCGACATGGATAGCGAGGGAATGTACCGATGTGGAATATTATTTACCGGAATATCGTAATTATCCCAAAGATATACCACATTATATGATGTTGATTAATTCGAAATGCGAATTTTTATATGATACCATACAAGAGAACCCATGGGGGTCAACCCATTTCGCATGGATAGATTTCAGTATTTCTTATGTGTTCCATAATAAATCGGCAACGTTGGAATATTTGGCAGCATTATCGTTGAGAACATTCACAAAAGAACCATTTTTGTTGATACCTGGTTGTTGGGATAAAATCGCCGAAAATAATGTCGACCAAATAACGAATGGTGTTTATTGGCGTTATTGTGGAGGGTTTTTACTAGGCGATGCGAAATCAGTAGAAGAGATGTTTTTGTTATATAAACAGTATTATCCAGAATGGATACGAACACATCAAAAATTAGTTTGGGAAGTCAATTTTTGGGCATGGTTGGAGGCAAATACAGAATGGTCACCTAGATGGTATAAAGCCGACCATAATGATTGTATTATTCATATTCCATTGGATGTATGTTGTACAGTTTTAATAAATGATGGTTTTGATGCGATGACTACTTATGATTATCCACAAATAGATACATATGAACCCGCATCGGCATCGTATATTTATTTCCAGGGAAAACATATATTAAATACGCGTTACGTGAATTACTGGTATTGGGAAACTGGTCATTGTCATATAAAGCACCCAGAGGATTTTATTATCACAAAGAATATATGTTCGGAATTAGATGGGGATACATTGAGACCGATGTTTTATAAAGAAATGGACGATTCCAGTGTGGGATTTCAATCAAAACGGTGTTATTTTTATGGGTTGGAGGATATACGTTTGTATGAATATCGTAATACAATACGTTTTATAGCAACCAATATCGATTATTCGCCGATGGAATGGAATCGAATGATTGTTGGTGAATATCACCCAGATACACAAACATATTCGAATTGTAGGATTACCGAACCGCCATATGAAAGTTGGTGTGAAAAAAATTGGATTCCGTTGGTACGTAAAGAAGCAACTGGCGATAATGGTGAGTTAATAGAACAAGAATATTTCATTTATAAATGGTATCCGATGGAAGTAGGAAAATTAGATGAAAATAATAAACTCAATATTGTTCATCGACATATAATCAACGCACCGGAGTTCCATCGAGTACGAGGTTCAACCCAATTTATTGATAATGGTGAATATTTAATAGGTTTAGTACATTTAAGTGAATCTACATTACCAAGACGTTATTATCATATAATGGTTGCGTTGGACCGAACAACGTTTAAACCTACGAAATATTCCGAGATATTTTCATTTCGACATATAGGTATCGAATTCTGTATAGGTTTTGCGATA